GGCGTAAACATTTATTAAGGGGGACATAATGGCACGAGAGCAGATGGATATTGTTTTTAAGTCGCACGGTGCTCGGACAGTCCGCCGAGACATCAAGGGCCTTTCGGTAGGCCTGCTAGGTATCGCGTTTGTCGCTAAGAGGGCCGGAGAGGCCTTCGTGAACGTCGCGGATGCGATGGTCAACGTAGAAAACAGGACTAAGATTTTTGCACGGGGGACAGAAGACGCGAAGGTCCGTATGGGCGACGTAGTTAAGATCTCCCGTGAGTTGAACCTGGGGTTGGACGCGGTCTCTGAGGTGTACGGGCGTGTTGCCCTGGCACAGGACGCCGCCGGACTCTCCACCGATCAGGTAACCAAGGTGGTCAGCAACCTTTCTAAGGCGGTTTTGCTTTCGGGCGCGAGCGCCCAGGAAGCCTCGGGCGCGCTCCGCCAGTTCTCGCAGGGCCTCGCAGCCAACCGGCTATCCGGCCAGGAACTGAACTCCGTCCTTGAGCAGACGCCTCTGGTGGCGAAGGTTCTAGCAGACGGCATGGGCAAGGCTGTAGGCCAGCTCCGCTCCTTGGGCGAGCAGGGCTTGATTACTACCAAGGTGCTGACTGACATTTTCGGAAAAGAGATCGACATCCTCGANGAGAAGCTGCGGGCGTTCAAGTTCCCTCTTACCGCTCTTCTGGCTGGTCTACACAACGAGATCGTGCTGGCCTTCGCAGAGTTCGATAAGGCCGCCGGATCCGCTGACGCACTTCGCGGCGCGCTAATCGACGCGAAGACCGCGCTGATGTCGTGGACCGAGCAGGCGAAGAACGGGGAAGGCCCCCTCGTCCAGATGGGCGAGGCTATGGGAACGGTTGTACAGTTCATCAAGGACTACGGCACGGCGGTCCTCAAGGCCGGTGCAGTTTACGCAACGACCAAGCTGGTCGGAGCTTTCGTAGGACTGATCCAAAAGGCCGACCAGGCGAAGTTCGCGCTGTTGGGCCTCAACGGGGCCGTCATCAGCACCTCTGGTAACTTCGTGAAGGCGGCCAGTGCAATCAAGGGCCTGACGTTCGCCGGGGTTATCGGCGGTATCACGAGTGCCTTGGCGGGCATGTCCTCGATGGCAATCGCCACCGGGGCCGCTATCGGTACCGGCCTAGCGACCCCGCTGATTGCTGCGGTTGCAGTGATTGGCGCGGCAGCCGCCGCCCTGTACCACTTCAGGGACGCGGAGATCACGGNTGGGGAGACTACAACCTCCATCTCCGAGATCTTCGAGAAGTCCTGGCAAGGCATGAAGGATTTGGCGCAGTCTTTTGTGGAGGGCACCGTAGAGGGATTCACTGCCATCGCAAACGGCGCTGGCATCCTGGCCTCTGAGATCGGCTCCGGGATCGGCGGCGCTTTCGCTACCTTCCAGTCGATTGGCGGGGGCGCGGTCGCAGCCATGATTGAGGCCTTTAAGCGTTTCGGCGCTTTCGTGGCAGTCACAGGGTCGAACATTCGGCGACTCTGGGACGCTGTTACCGGCGTTGACGACTCCGCAGCGGTTCTGACGTTTGAGGAGGCGCTCGCCACGATGGACCAGAGCGTGGACGGCATCTCTAACAAACTGGGCGAGTTCCGGGACCAAGTTGGGGAAGACGTTGGCGGCGTACTCAAGGCCGTCGGCGACTCAGTTGTCGGCCAGATTGAAGCGCAGATTAAGAAGCTCCAGAACATTCGAGTTGGATACGGATACACCGCGGACGAGCAGATGATGATGGGCGCTCTTGGCCTTAACCTGGGCAGCTACAACGAGCAGGGGCCAAAGGCACTCCCGCTCTCCGGCGGGGGAGCAGGTGGCGCACAGTCTTTGGCCGCGGCGCAGGGCGCACTCCTGGAGGGCTCAGAACTTGTCAGTCTCGACTCCCTTCTCAACTCGGCGTTGGTTAGTGACGGCTTCAACCTCTTTGCATCCGCCGAGGGGACGAATCCAGAGGATGCCATCCGGGACCAACTGGACGGTCTGAAACGTACCTTGCAGGACTACGACTGGACCGGGTCGATGGATGGCCTCACCCAGGCCACACAGGCAGCCTTCGGGCAGATGCTCGAAGACGCCGACTCTTTAGGGGAGACGATGTACAGCGTCATGAACTCAGTGGCGTCAAGTATGAGTGGGGCGCTTGAAGAGTTCTCCAAAACAGGCAAGATTAGTTTCGGGTCACTGGCTAAGAGCGCCATCCAGGATCTTCAGGCTATTCTAATGAAGGCCCTTATGGTCAAGCTGGTGACTACCGCTCTCGGCGGGCTAGGCTCGGCGTTCGGCTCTTCGGGAAGTGAGATTCTCGGGGGTAGCCCGGCGGCCAGCGGGTTCGGCGACGTAGCGAGCGGAGGCTCCCTCAACTTCGACCTCGGTGGCTCTAGCTTCCTGGACTCCAAGATCGGCCTGGGGATCGGCGGCTACGCAACGGGCGGCATGGTTCAGCAGAGCCAGCCCATCCTGGTCGGCGAGAAGGGGCCTGAGATCTTCACGCCTCCGAGTCGAGGCATGATTACGCCGAACAACCAGCTCGGCACCCCAGGGCGGCGGTGGCGGCGGTGAGAACATCACCATCGTCAACGTCGAGGACCGCGCCAGCGTCTTTGACGCGATGCGCGGTACCGAAGGTGAGGGCATCATCGTAAAACGCGATCAGACGGAACCCTGACCTCGTACGAGGCCTCGGGTAATACTAAGGGGGCGGTCTTCGGGCCGCCCCCTCTTTTCTAGGAGGTNCCCCCAATGGANNGACAGAGAAAANGCATGGNNNTACACCGCAGAGGTCGGTGCGAAGTTTACTATGAAGCACAAAACGGGCGTAATGCGTTCGTTCGACTACTCTGAGCAGCGGACCTCCTTGCTGGCCGCACCTCACTATTCCTACGAAGGCGAGTACTACCTCCTGGGGGACGACGTGCCCCACGCCCAATCACTCCTTCGTTCGACCAATCCGGCCGCTGCAGGGGCCTCCGGGTCCGCTCGGATCCCGTTCGTTTGGCGAGAGGGGCCTGGGCTCAAGTCCTACTTCCGATCCTCGTTTTCGGACACCAGCTCGAACCGGACGACGTGCGCGAACTTTCTGACCGCCGACACGACCCGGGACATCGTCGTACGATTCGTGGAGTCAGACGCTACCGGCAGCATTTTCTGGAACCCGGAAAAGGCGGGTCTCTCGCTGGGCAGCTTCCCTATCGGGCGGATAATCTACTTGGATGACCCGGTCAACCCGGCAGAGGGGAAGATGTTTTTCGGTGGCTAGTGACTACTTGGCATGGGAAGCCAGCGACGGGACTGAGGTATACTACGCGACGCTAGCCAAGATGGACGGCAGTCAAGCGGCGTTCCCCGCCGATGGGGAGACCCGCACGGCACTCCCGGCGTACTTGTCGTTTATATCCGGGTCACTGTCCACCTTTTCGGGGACTAACGACATGTCCGTGGGGCAGGCTAGCCTCCGCGTAGACTTCTCAGACGACCTGTCTGAGGGGAACATCTTTAATTCAAATACCACGAAATTCTCCGGAGTGCGGCGTGCCGACATCCTCAGCCCTGCGCTGGACGCAGCCGCGTCCACGATGTACACCACGAACTTCCCGGATACTGCTGCTAACGGCGGGTACCCTCTCGTGGACTCGGCTCCGCTAACCGAGGGCGGTGAGAACACGATCACCACGCAGTACGACTCGTTCTCTCTCCAGGACAACGGGACCTCGGTCCGCACGTTGGACGTACACTTGGACGAGGACAACAGGGCATACTCGGGATCCGCGCAGGGGTCTCAGCCACTGGTGATAGAAACGGACTCGAACGAAGAGACGATCGAGCTGATTAAGTTCCTTCGCAGTTTGAAGGGTAAGCAGAAGCCCTTTTGGCGGCGATCGTGGCGTAAGGACTTAGAGCCCTTGATGTACGGCCCCTCCNTTGGGACCTATCCGAATGAGATCTTTAACACATTTGTCTTCGAGAACATAGGATACACTGGCGGCACGACCGCGCAGCCCGATCCCCTTTTCTTTGACAACAACGGCGGCCTCCCGAATGACACCACCGTGGATAACCTGGAGAACCGACCGTTGCAGGCGTTCAGTCTGCGGTTCGCGGACGGGACGTATTTCAACACCTTTACCCGGTTCGCCGTGGCCGACCCCGTAGTACAGGGGGTAACGTACACTGGCGCGGAGGGGGTCTCTTTGCCCGACGACCCGGTTCATTCGCTGCCCAACCCGGACACCGGGTTCGGCGGGGATCCGGCTCACAGGTTCATCAACCTGGTAGATGCGTGTTTTCTTAACCTTTGCCGCCTCGACACTGACTCTGTGTCCGTCCACTATTTGGAGGGCGGGGGTTGTCGGGTGACGGTCCCGATCAAGGAGGGAATCCGAAATGGCCTTTAGCACAATCCAGGACGCTGAGTCCTCCGTGCAGTCCGCCGAGATGGTGGAGTGCTACACGTTCACGAACCTCTCCACGGGGGTTGTCTACACGTTCACTTCGTCGGACGCCCCTGTGACCCTTCAGACCAAGGTTGACGAGGGCTCGATTTTCACGCCGGTCAACCTGCGGCGATCGAGCCTCCAGTACGTGGCGAAGAAGTCGGTAGGCACTCTCACGCTTACGATGAAGCTCCCCCGCACGGATGGCTCGTCGGGTACCCAAGGTTTCCGAAGCGAGTTCACCGGGGCGTTCCCGTCGGACATCATGGACGTGCAGTTGATTCGGGCACAACGTGTCACCGAGCGGACCCCGGAGGCCATCGCTGCGGAGCAGTCCGCAAAAACGCAGCAGTTCGAGGACGGAGCCNCGGCAGGAACAGAGTACGTCGGGTCTGAATTGCTGATTTCGACGCCCTTCAGCCCCTCCTCGCTACAGCGTATCCTCTGGACAGGAACCGTGTCGAATGTTTCGTTCGATAAGGACGAGATCCAGATCATCCTGTCCGCTGTTGGCGATCAGTCGCAGCGGCCGGTTCCCGGTCGAAAGTACTCCTGGGCCTGCGGGCTCGTATGGGGCGGTGCGAGTTGCACTGTGGACGCTAGCGCGTACACCGAGGACGTATCATTCTCCAGTACGGAGAAGAAGGGCTACCGCGTGGTGATCGACAGCGGTTCCACTGCGGTTACGTCGGCACTGGCCGCGGACCTGAACCACTTCAACGGTGGCTGGTTCCAGATGGACGGCGACAGCTCGCAGCAGAGGTTCATCTTGTCTGCCGGACAGGACCCGGACACCTCGGCATACTACTTCGACGTGAGCGTGCCTATTTTTGACTTCGCAACCGGCACAGGAACCACGTTCAACGTATCGCCGGGGTGCGACAGGTCCCCTGACACGTGCCGTACCAAGTACAACAACCTCGTGAACTTCGGGGGATTCCCGCACGTTCCCGACTTCAACCCGTTCGCAGATGGGCTTGACACGGACGATCCGACGATCCTGCCGTACGTTGTCCTTGACAAGAACTCTGACATCCCCCTGCCCTAGATAAGGAGGTAACCCCCAATGTTCATCGATCTAATCATTTTTGCGATCGTATCAATTGTGATCTCTGCGATCTCATACGGCATCACCGCGGCGATGGCGGAGCGTCCTGAGACGCAGAGCCAGAAGCCGCCGTCTACGGGGGAGTTCAACTTCCCCACCGCCAGTGAGGGCCGGGTCATCCCGGTGCTCTTCGGGACTACGCGCATCAAAGGCGTGAACGTCACGTGGTACGGCGACTTTGCCTATGAGCCGGTCCGACAGCGGATCAAGGGTGCGGACAACTACACCGCGGCCTATAACTATTACTTTGGCATGGACATCGCCCTGTGCCACGGGCCGATCGACGGCATCTCGGAGATCAAGCTGGGGGACAAGGTCTCCCTGGTCGAAGTTGGCGAGGGGTACGTGTCCAGTGTCGGTACGCCGACAGGGTACGCCTTCCATGTCGATAACGTAGCGCCGGTCAGTCAAAAGAACGAGCTGGACCTGATCGACGGAACCTTCACGTTCTACGCTGGCACGAACGACCAGAACTCCGACTCCTACATGGCTAGCGTGGTGGACCGTTCCTCCGTGAACTCCATTGTTTTGCAGTTCTCGATCGAAGAAGAGACCACGGGGAACTACTGGATCAGGAACACGGCAACCAAAAAGAAGTTCGGGTCTCAGCTTGAGATCGCGACGGAGCTTAAAGCCCAGGTTGGCGATGAGGTCCAATTTGGGACGGTCAACCGCTATGTGAACAACGTGCCTACGACTCCCGGCCCGGCATACAACAACCTGAAGGGAGTGATCGCACAGATCGACGCGGCCACCGGAGACATCCGCGTGGAGGCGGGCTCGGGCATCGCGGATCAGGTAGATCTCGACGGCGGGATAATCTACGTCGGGTCAACTGAGCAGTGGGCAGCGGGTATTATCTCAAACTACCAGATCGTGCCCTCCTACAAGGGAGTGGCGCACTTGGTTTGGTCTTCAGACGACCGGGTGAGTGGCGGGCAGTTCGGGCAGAGCACGAACATCCCGGCTCTCGACGTTGTGGCGCATAGGTATCCGCGTCCCGCGGCGATTCTCTCCGGTAGCGGAGACATCGCGGTTCTCGCGGTCGATGCGTTCGGCCGCGGCGACGCGAACCCCGTTTACTGCCTGTACGACCTTCTTACGAATGAGACTTGGGGCGCGGGCATCCCGGAGAAGCACCTAAACACGGCTTCGTTCAGGAGCGCGGCGGAGACGGTGTACCAGGAAGGCCTTGGGTTCTCCATGCTCCTGGACAACGACCGTGACGCGTCTTCTGTGTCTTCGGACATGCTGAGCTTCATGGGGGGCATTCTGCACCAGGACTTCAACGGGCAGTTGACTCTGACGCTGAACCGTAAAGCTACGGAGGAGCAGATCGAGGCCTCGCAGGTTCTGGACCCCACGAATGTGACGGAGCTTATCAGCTACCAGAAGCAGTCCTGGGAAGAGACGTCCAACTCGGTACGCCTGGAGTACACGGATCGCCTGAGGAACTACAAGGACGCCTCGGCGTTCGCGATTGACCAGGGTAACGTGGCGATGCTCGGTAAGGAGCAGAACACGAAGTTGAGGATGCCTGGATGCGCGACCTCTGAGGTTGCATCCCGGCTGGCGCAGCGATCCTTGCAGAACCAGTCGTACCCTCTGACCACGGTTTCCGTCAAGGCGAATCGCTCGATGGACCCGGTGTTCCCCGGCGACATCATGCGGTTCTCCTGGCCCGACCTGAATATGGACGAGGTTGTCTTCCGAGTAACGGGAGTCGATGAAGGGTCGCAGAGCGCCCCGGAGCGTAACATCACGATGGTAGAGGATCTGTTCCAGTACGCTGGGCAGGCTTCTTTTGTGTCAGGTCCTGACGACGGCATCAACCAGTTGCCCGGGGACATCGTCCCTCCCAATCCGCGAGTCTACGGTATCTTCGCGGTACCCCCGGCTTTGGCATGGGAGCGGTACAAGTTCTCAAACTCGGCCTACAACCCCGCTGATGGCTTCTGGTCTAGCGCTGACCCTGTGCCTGAGGGATGGGTTGCATCGACACTCGACCCCACGCTGCTACATCGGAAGGCTGACGTGCCGATTGGCGTGGGCATCATCGGGATCCCGGATCCTGAAGACAACCACCCGACACTGGAAAACCCGCCTCAGTTGACAGCAGTGGAGATCGACTACACCAACGACAGCACTTTCGTGGACGCCGGTACCTTTACGACGCCCCCGAACTCGCTTCATGGGTCGAGAGATATGTGGGTCAACTCGGAGCAGCAGGAGGTAGCGGCTGAGCACGGCGTAAACTGGGCGGACCCGGAATCCAGCTTCGACGCAGCAGACTGTAACGAGGGCGTAACGTCTGGGGAATGGGCTGGCGGCTGGTCCGCAGGGGTCTACCCCCTAGCCAACACGGTGGATTACATCTGGAGGGGCAGCATAGTTTTCGATCAACAGCGACTTGTCGGGAATGCCTCCATCCTGAACGACGTTCAGTCCTTGACCGACATGGGGGCGAATGGCGCTGGGATCTACATGATTACGTCTAAGAATGCCCCCGGCAACAGAACTAGTGAGTTCATTGCGATCGAAGAGGTGCGTACTACCGGCCACGCCTACGCCGGATCCGGTATTAGTTATACAAACAACCTCTTCAACATCCACAGGGGCCTGTTCGGGACAAACCCGCAGAACCACTCGAAGGATGACTCGATACTGATTTCGCTTGACGAGAGCGAGTATCCGGCACAGATCTACACCGCCGACGCCTCTGAGTGGGACGAGGGTGTGGACTCCAAGGTGAACTTCAAGTCTGTGTCTTCTTTCGGGGAGAGCCCCTCGGTGTCTAGGACTTTGGAGCACGAGAAGGCGTTGAGTATGTCCACGGCAGCTCCGGTACAGGGGATCTACCTCCGACCGGCACAGAACATCAACTATCTCTACAAAAACGCATTGAGGATGAGGGACAACCCGGCTAAGTGGGGAGTCCCGCTGACGAACTACAAGGGCTCGGACGCCCCGGTGTCCAACAGTAATGTCTCGCAGCCGTTCGGTGACTTCAACTTCTGGGACGACATCAACCATGCGGTCTACCCGGGAGGCGTGGTCAACAATCTGTCTGATAACGCCTACCAGGTAACTGCCATCCCGGACGACTACTACGGGTTGAACGTATCCTGGCGCAACATGAGTCCCCAGGACGGGTTCCTTCTGCCGTACGACGATGTTCTCGGGTCCCCTGCACAGGGGTTCGCGAGCGCAGTGGTGGTGTACTTCCATGTCCACGCGGGTCGGTGGGACGGCAGCGTGAGGCAGTTGGCGGGGTCCTCGAACTACTATGTCAATCCCGAAACCAAGGCGACATCGACCGGCGACATCGCTTCGGCTAACAACGGGTGTATCTGGTATGCCAACGCTCCCGCAGGGGGCGGAAACCCTAGTCCGTTCCGAGCAGGGGACCTGACGCCGAGGGGCGTCACGCAGCTTACGATCCCCATCGAGAAGTTGTTGGAGGGCGACGCGGTGACCGACCTGAACGCCGTTTGGCGTGCGGATAGTCACCAGACGATCGGTACCAAGAGCGGGTACTGCGTGTCGATGTGGATGCGGGCCTACAACCCTTACGTTAAGGGGACGTCGGGAGGGGCGCACGGGTTCTATCAATACCCTCGCCGTAAGCTGTTCATCGAGTCAGCAGCAAGCTAGGACAACGCGCGGGGCTCACGTCTAGGAAACTGGGCGTGGGTCCCGCCCATTCGTGGAGGTTACATTATGGAAGATCCGAAGATTGACTGCCCTTTCCACGGGGAGGTCCCCCTCGTTGACGTGGGGGAGCTGTTCGCATGTGAGAAGTGCCACTACGGGGAGGGGGAGGTATAATGCCGTCTTTCTCTAAGACTTCAGCGGACCGCCTGGCGACTTGCCATCCCGATCTCCAGCTACTCCTGACCATCGCGATCCGCGACGCCGACTTCTCGGTGCTCTGCGGCCACCGATCGGACGAGGAGCAGGAGGCCGCGTACGCGAGCGGGGCCAGTAAGGCCCGCGCAGGACAGAGCGCGCACAACTCACTGCCCTCTAGGGCCGTGGACATCGCACCGTACCCGATCGACTGGGAGGACCGCGAGCGGTTCTACCGGCTCATCGGACGCATAGAACAGATCGCCGACCAGCTCGGCGTGGAGATAACGTGGGGAGGCGACTTTGAGAGCCTCAGCGACCTGCCCCACATTGAACTGAAAGGAGCCTAAATATGACGCTAGAAGAGTTTATGAAGATCCCTTCTCGGGAAGAGTGGGAGCGTGAGTTGGCCGAGGGGTGGCCGGGCTCCGACGGATCGACTTCCTCTACGGATTCGATCTTCGGCGTGAAGATCGGCAAGACCGGCAAGGACCATAAGGACTGCGAGCTGCCCGCCACACTGCACGACTGGAGGTACCGGCTTGGTCGGCGCTACGGTCTGCCTGAGGCGTACCAGTTGGCGGCCGACATAGAATACCGAGATGGTTGTATCGCGGCGACTGACCGCGAGTTGACCAGCTTTTGCCTCCGCGCCTTGGCGCGGGGCCGGGCGCGAGCCCGCTACTATACCCTGCGAGCGTTTGGTANACATGCGTTTACCGGCGATGCCAAACTGAAGAAAGGCAAGGAGGGAAGCGTATAGCGACTATAAGGCACGCGTCCCTGACTAGAAGAAGGGGGTACCACGTGGGTAATGAATTGTCGGATCGAGAGATTGGCCGCTTTGAGGAAAGGCTTGAAGAGGCTAGACACAAACTGAGGAATCACCAGATGATCCTTGACATCCTTGACAGCAACGCGGAGGAGCTGAAGTGCTCCCAGGAGAAACAGTTGCAGGAGCTACGGGCTGATCTACGACAGCTCAAGGCTCGGCTCTGGTCTGTTATCTCGGCTGTAGGTATTGTGGCTACAATCGTCGGCTGGGCCGCCCAGATGGCGATCTCGCTGCTCTCGATTAACTAGATATTGGCTTGGCAGATACGGGGGTTTCTGCCAGGCCACCCGGAGGGGCATCCTGTAAGTCACAGGGTGCCCCTCCTTTTTGCGTTTAGGCCTGCTTCAGGATGAAGGCTCCGGCCAGCATCAAGGTAACCGCGATGCCCACCCGGATGTAGTCCAGGTCCTCCTGGAGAACCAGGGCCGAGTTGGCTACGCGGAGCCCGGTCATCACCAGCGACAGGGTCACCCAGGCCGCCATGATGTTGGGAGACTTGTTGAATACCTGGTGCAGGCATCCCTGAGCTACGAGGATCAGGGGCAGCGCCATAGCAAGCGCCGTCAACGTGTCGTCCTGCTTTCGGTAGAGGGCCTCCTGTACTGAGAGACACACCGCCGCTATCAGAGTGAAAAACAGAATCATTTTAGTATCCCTCCTTTGCCTCCCAGTTTTGTCCCTTCAGGATGAAACCGGCTCCGCCAGTAATCACTCGGACGAGAGCCATCTTCCCGCATTCGCCGCACTTCTTCAGGGGCCTGTCGCTGATCCGCTGATCGGCCTCAGACTCAGCCCCGCAGTTTTTGCATACGTAATCGTACTTCATAGTTTCCTCCAAGCTGCGGGACACCCGTAAGGTGACTCTGAGTCACTATACGGGCATCCCGCTCGTTTATGCCCTACCAGAGCAATCCGTTGACGATCCGGGAGATCGTCGAGGGGTTCACATCGTACATCACCGCCAGTTCACTCTGAGCGAACCCGTCGTTCTTCATGTTACGGATGTTCTCGGCGTCCTCTCGCGTGAGTCCC